TTTTGAAAGTTTGGGTCTTTACTTGATAACCTACCCGTAGCAGTAACACATTGATTAAATTTAGGATATAAAAATCCATTGGCACGAGTGTGTGTTTTTATACCATCTACGAATGTAGATAAATATGTTTCTAAAGCGTTATACCTTGTAATCTTTTTAACAAATTCCCTTAATCCTATATCCTCACCTTTTACTTTTTCTAAAGTAATTCTATCCGTTTTAAAACCACCTTCTGACGCATCCATAACACCCTGTGCTTTAGCACTGAACCCCGCACGTTCTTTTGTATCATCATAAATAACACCCTCAGATTTACACCTTGGACATTTGGATAGATTTTTATAAGGGTCTCCACTAACTTTTATTTTTTGAATGTATCCTTTTCCCAAACATTCGCCGCATCTAATAGCTTTTGTCTTGTACATGGGCATAAGATACATCATCAATGTTTTTTTAAATTCCAGCCTCGTCATACGGGGTCTTTTCTTAGGTTTTTTGGTAAACTTATCAATGCCTATGTTAAATTCTTCTCCCCATGATTTTTTATCTGTTACCTTAGTTCCATATACCAACCAAGACAACTGTTCCGGACTAGAGGGATTTATTTTTGTGTCACCCATTTTATCATGAATTATTTCATCTATTTCAATTCGTAATTTATCATGTTCTATTTGAAATTCTTCTCTAACTTCTTCTAATTTAGGAATGTCAATATGAATCCCATTTGTTTCCATCTTAGTTAAGGTAGCACAAAATTCACACATTACTTTTACAGTTTTTATCAGGCCTTTATCTTTGTCTGTTTTAAAATCAGCCATTTGGCTGTTAAATAAGGCTCTTGTTGCAAGAACATCCTGTCTACCATACTCATCTACAATTTTAATTGGTATGCTTTCAAATGATACTCCTCTTTCAATGTATGCCTCTGTTAAATCAGATTTTCTGTGAACATTTCTTCTTTCACAACATGTTTTTAATTTAATAACTTTTTTTATTCCTCTATTTAAAATATACTCAGCAATCATTGTATCATATATTTTACCGGAATATTTAAATCCTGTTGCCAAGAGCCAAGCTAAATCAAATTTAATGTTATGGCCAACTAACAGTGTAGTTTTATCTAATATATCTTGTACCTCTTTTACTGGGGCATCACCAAAGTATTCATCATGTTTAAAAAAGAAATACTTATCATTCATACCAATGCTAACAATAAAGTTATCAGGGTGGTTAAATGACGGGTCTTTTTTCTTAACATTCCCATCAATAATTTGATAAGATGTTTCTATGTCAAATACGGTTATCATAATACTGCATCATTTTTTTTAATTGTTCTTTTTTTACTATGGAAAATATATATAATAATCCCGCAAGACTACTAGCTTTTTTACCATGAAGCTGCCACCTCCACGCAGGTTTATGCCTATCAGAATATACCTTCACGGTATATATTTTTCCACCAAAATTTTTTTCTATCCAGTCCAGAACATTTTTATCTGTGTTGGAAACTTCTAAAGACAGTCTAGTACTGCTGTCATTTCTTTTATGCATACCTACATGACCTTCTCCGTCAAAAAATGC